TAGCTGACATAAGACCAAATCCAGAACATTCTCAAAAAGTAAACCGTTCTTATTATAAACGATTAAAGCAAAGAATTCAAAATGACCCAGATTACATAAGAAGAAACCCAATCAAAATAAATGAAAATAATGAGATTGTAGAAGGAATGCATAAATACAAAGCTTTACAGGAAATACCTGATGAGTATATTCTTTTTGTGGACAAAGCTACAGCAGACTTTATCCAAAGAACCAAAGGGGGACACCCTAAAACAGAACTGACACAGGAACAATTGATACAAGTAGAGGCGTTGGCAGCTGTTCTATCCAAAGAACAGATAGCAGATTATTTTGGGATATCCAAAAATACTTTTCTTGAAATTGAAAAAAGGCAACCAGAGCTTTCTGAGCGATATAAAAGAGGTAAAGCAAAAGTCATAGCTTCCATTGCAAATAGCCTAATAATGCAGGCAAGAAATGGCAATCTTACAGCGGCTATATTCTACCTGAAAACTCAGGCAGGGTGGAGAGAGGTGCAGAAGATTGATTATAGTAGTGAAGACGGAACGATGACACCACAAATCGTAATTCTTCCAGCGAAGGAAAATAATGATTGATATAGAAAAGACTATACATACAATCAAGCCTTTACCAGGACCACAGACAGAGTTTTTGAAATCCAATGCAGATGTTGTTTTCTATGGTGGTGCTGCTGGCGGTGGCAAGACTTATGCACTGCTGATGGAGCCATTGTATGACATAAAATCTAATCCAGATTTTGGCGCTGTAATTTTCCGTAGAACGACAAAGCAGGTAATGAATGAAGGTGGACTGTGGGATACTGCACTGGAGTTATATCAGCCTTTGGGAGCAATACCAAATTTGAATGCGTTAAGATTGACTTTCCCCAGTGGAGCAAGAATAACATTTGCACATATGGAACACGAAAAGAATAGATATGATTGGCAAGGTGCACAGATACCACTTATTTGTTTTGATGAGTTGACACATTTTACTTGGAAGCAATTTTCCTATATGCTGTCAAGGAACCGTTCTACCTGTGGGGCAAAATCCAGAGTAAGGGCAACATTAAACCCAAGTCCAGATCATTGGGTTAGACAGTTTATCGATTGGTGGATAGGAGAGGATGGATTTCCAATACCAGAGCGTTCAGGCAAGATAAGATATTTTATATTGCAAGGAGACGAAGTCATTTGGGGAGATACAAAGGAAGAGTTGGAGAAACAGGCAAAGGGGACAATACCAAAGTCGTTCACATTCATATCATCAAAACTGACAGACAACCCTATACTGATGGAAAAAGACCCTTCATACCTTGCGAGCCTACAAGCTCTTCCCAGAGTAGAACGAGCACAGTTGTTGGATGGAAACTGGAATATCCGACCCTCTGCAGGGATGTATTTCCGTCGTTCTGATTTTGAAATAGTGGATGCAGCTCCAGCAAATGTAAAAAAGAGAGTGCGAGCTTGGGATTTGGCAGCAACAAAGAAAAAGGATACAGGCACAGACAACCCAGACTGGACAGTAGGGGTGCTTATGTCTGTAGACCAGAATGGGGTATACTACATCGAGCATGTAGAACGGTTCAGGGACAACCCAAGCAAAGTAAACGCAGCAATACAAAATATAGCAATGCAAGATGGGCACAGAGTATATATACGGTTGCCACAAGACCCTGGACAAGCAGGAAAAGCACAGGTGAGCTACCAAATCAGGATGTTGGCTGGATTCAATGTAAAAATAAAACCAGTCACAGGCAGCAAGGAGACAAGGGCACGACCATTTGCGTCACAGGTAGAAGCGGGAAATGTGAAATTGGTAAGGGGTAAATGGAATGAAGCTTTCCTACAAGAGCTTGAGAATTTCCCAGAAGGATTGCATGATGACCAAGTGGATGCAGCGGCAGATGCTTTTGACGAACTTGTAGCAAAAAGAGAAGCGAGGGCAGTAATATAAAGGAGGAATGTATGGGAGCAGCTATAACAACAAAGAGTGAAAAGGGGCAAAGGATAATTGATTTTTTATCAAAGGAACTTAATTTGCCTGAGATGATTATAGGGTTTGAACTCCACATCAGACTTGATGAATGTATAATGGTTAAAAATCTTGACTTTTATGTGACTGATGAGAACAAAGATATATATTTAGGGAAAATAGATGAGTGATATACAAACATTGGAAGAAAAGGTAAAAACACTGAGTGTTCTTGTAAGCAGAGCTAATTTGCTATCCAAGCTTGGTATGCAGTTTGGTGGTAGCAGGGATGTATACAAGGAGCTTGGATATCCAGATAGAGTGGAGTATGAAGATTGTTATTTGCGATACAAAAGACAGGATATAGCAAATGCAGTCATAAACAGACCAGTTGCTGCCACTTGGCGAGGTGATATAACCCTTGTGGAAGTGGACGACGACAAAGAAACACCACTGGAAAGAGAATGGGCTAAGCTATACAAACAATTAAAGTTAAAGAAAGTGTTCAGTAGACTGGATAGACTATCCCATATAGGCACATATGGGGTTTTGCTTTTTGGGTTCAACGACGTTCAGAAGAGAGAAGACTTTGCAAAGCCAGTGTCAAATGCTGTGTCTAAATTGCTATATGTAAAACCTTTGGGAGAGAAAAGTGCTACTATAGCAGAATGGGATACAAACCCAAATTCAGAGCGCTATGGATTGCCAGAATATTACGACATAACAATATCTGAGAAAACAGGCAATGTATTTACAATTAGAACACACTATAGCAGAGTGCTCCACGTAGCAGATACAGAATTGGAATCTGAGGTTGAGGGTGAGCCAGAGTTAGCTCCAATACTAAACAGGTTGTATGACTTGGAAAAGCTGGTAGGCGGTTCTGCAGAGATGTTTTGGCGAGGGGCAAGGCCAGGGTATCATGGAAAAGTTAACCCTGAGTATATGGTGACAGAAGATACAGAGAAAGACTTGAAAGCACAAATTGATGAGTATGAGCATAACCTAAGGCGTTTTTTGATAAGCGAAGGTGTTGACATACAGGCATTGGCACAACAAGTGGCAGACCCTGCTACACACGTAGACATACAAATACAGATGATTTCCGCTGCTACTGGCATACCAAAAAGGATATTGACAGGTTCAGAACGAGGAGAATTGGCAAGCACACAAGATAAAGAGAATTGGGATAACTATATAGCAAGCAGAAGGGAAGAGTTTGCCGAGCCATGTATTGTGCGTCCGTTTGTGGACAAGCTGATAGCACTTAAGATACTGCCAAAACCTACGGTAGAATACACAATAGACTGGCCTGCGTTGTCTGCGCTTTCTGAGAAAGACCAAGCAGACATAGCACAAATAAAATCTGCTGCATTGAGGAACTATACCTCTGCAGAGACAAACTTGGATATACTGCCACCAGATGTGTTTTTCAAGTACGTGTTAAATTTTAGTGACGATGTAATAGAGTTAATAAATCAGTATAGGGATGCACAGATAGCAGAAGAGGAACAGGATTTTGAAGACGATAGTTTATAAGATAAAATCTAATGTTGCCAGAAACAACTACGACCCTACCCATACCACTACGCTACGAAACAGTTTTGCCAAGCAAATGACAAGGCGGTTCAGAGCGTTGCGGGGAATAATCAGAAAAGCAATTGTGGACAATGATGTATTTGGATTGGCAACCCCAACTGTGATGCAAGATATGACAGTGCCACCAAATAGAGCTTTTGCTTTTCCCAGAACAGCGGACAAAGTGCAGGGATTTATGGAATGGTTGCAGGAACAAGTGGACAGGGGTATATTGGAGACATTCCAGCGACCACAGCTTGGTAGAGGAATAGAGGAAGCTTGGACAAATGTATATATTAGGTCTGCCTATCAGCAAGGGGTAAAACGGGCAAGACAAGAGATGATAAATGCTGGGTATGATGTGCCTCCTATAGAGGAAGGTGTGAGTTTTACGGCACTATTAAACCAAGAAATGCACGCAGACAGGTTGGGTGTGCTTTATACACGTGCTTTTGACGAATTAAAAGGCATAACAACACAGATGGATACACAGATAAGTAGGGTATTGACGCAGGGACTGGCAGAAGGAAGAAACCCAAGAGAGATAGCAAATATACTTACAAAAACAATTTCAGGACCTACTGGAGATTTGGGTATAACGGATACATTGGGAAGGTTTATCCCAGCAGAGAGAAGGGCAATTATGCTGGCAAGAACCGAAATAATAAGGGCACATTCACAAGGATTAATAAGAGAAGCCATGAACTGGGGAGTGGAAGGAGTAAGAGTTAAAGCAGAATGGGTGACTGCTGGGTATAATGTTTGCCCAGACTGTGCTGCATTGGAAAGAAAGACATTTCCATTGCAGGAGGCTATGTATTTATTGCCCAAACACCCGAATTGTCGATGTTCATTCATCTTTGAAGATATAACTGATAAAAAATCAACAGAAAGAGAAACAATTGAAGTGCCTGAGGAACCTGTGACAAGAGTAGAAGAAGTATATAAATGGAAAAGGGTTGCAAATGAAGAGCAAGCAGTGGCACAAACAGAGAAAATAGGTATTGCTAATATTGTTTTGAATGGAGAGTGGAAAAAGAAACAAATGGGTATTGATAGGATAAACGATATTGGTGAAGAGCTAACACGAATGATGAATGAAAGACCTAAGCTTGCGGAGTTTGTAACAAAACAAATTAAGGGAAGTGATTTTAAAATTACTCTTATGTTAGACCCTACTAAGACTATACCTAATCATAGGAGAACTGCAGCTTATTGGGCTCCAAAAAGCAAGACAATACGAGTTGCTGTTAAGAATGATGTCACTGGAAATGTGCGTGTAGGCAGTGATGTTTGGTCTGTTGATGAAAGTGTTACAGGAGCTATAAGACATGAGTTTGGACATGCTGTGTTTGACCAATTAACAAAACAACAACAAGAAGAGTGGGGTAAAATTGAGTCATATTCTATTAGTAAACAAATTAGCAGGTATGCTACAACACGCACAATAGAAGCATTTGCTGAGGCTTTTTCTGTTTGGACATCTAAACAATATGGAAAGAATGGTGTAAAATTACCAGAGATTATAGAGAGATTTTTTGAGGAGGTATTTAAGTGATAGAAGCAGCTGAATGTTTTAGAAGAAAATGTAAACATTATATTGGTGTTTACCAACCTGATGGGACAGAATTGACAGA